CTAGGATGGTAGAAAAAGTTGAACAGATAGGCCACAGAGAAATAGCTGTACTCAACTCTCCATTCCGAATAGGAATGTATCTGATAGAACAGCAGGCAAGAGCCATAAGACATCATGAGAAAAACAGGGGAGTCACCACGAATTTAATAGAGGAGAAAGACAAGGACACCATTGCTGGTAACATGTACAAGCAATATGAATCAAGATCCAGAGACCCATCGACAAAGGTGTTTTATGACAATGCTGATGCTTCAACATGGGGTCCCTCGATGCTCAGCTATTGTTTATATGCCGTCTTGACCATGCGAACATGCGATATGTCTATAAATGAGTTGAACAGAGAGATGCTCAGACAGCTGGGAAGAAAGATATTCAAGTATCCTGATGTGCTGTACAGTACAATATCTGAAAATGAAGACAGGATAAAAGAGATTTTCACTGAGATGGGGATGGAAATGGACAGAAATTGCGTTACAAAATCACAATCTATCATGACTTCCATGATCGGAGGGAATGATGAAGGATGCTTTGAAAAGCAATATCTAAATGCTTCGTTTGGAATGTTTCAAGGTGTTGGAGGTAACACGTCCAGCATTCTGCATTCCGATTGTATAAACTTGTCGAATGATGTCATAGAAGGTACACTTTCAGACTACGAGATGTCAGCTTCAGGAATCTGCACATCTGATGATTCCAACAGAGCTTTCTCCTATGTATCTGAAGAAAAGGATGTCTATAGAGTTGTTAACACTGTACTGATGACCATTGTAGTGTTCATGAATGACTATGGTATTAAGAGGAACATGTACAAGAGTGTTTTTACTGGCCTGGTCCATGAATTCAACTCTGTGTTCAGGTCAAACAAGAGCACAGTTGACCCCGACATAAAGACCCGCTTGGCATTCATCGATTATCCCCACACTTATGATCCTTATCAGATATCTCTTTATCCCTCTAGCCAGGCACAAGAATACCTCAGAAAAAATGGGTCAGTAGTAGGAGCATTTTGGATACAAGCCATCCTAACACTGCATGCACTCAAGTCCAACGGAATGCTGGATCTCTATCGATTAAAGCGGGACAGGATGTTTGAGGTACCTCTTGAGATAGGAGGAATTCTTAGAATAGACCCGCTATTTTCATCAACCACTTCTTCACATGGGCACATGCTGGAAAACTACAAGATAGATGATAGTTTCATGTCCTCCGTAGATCTTCTCATGCTCACAGACAAGGCCAGCTCCTTCAAGATTCTTTTAGATCTCAATTTTGATGAAGACAAAGCTGAACTAAAGAAAATGAAGAGTGAAATTCCTAGCATGAGCAAGTCAGCAATTGTGAATCTCTGCAAAAGAGAAGAAAAGACAAAAAGAATGATGAGAGAAGAAATAATGTCAGTTGATCATGAAGAATTTTTGCCAATTCAGTTCCCTGGGTCGTCAGCCACTTTCATACATGGAGTGCTCTCATCCTTTAAAAGAGAAGAGTCTCAATCAGAAAGAGATCAAACTTGGCAGCGTGTGAGTTACCCACAGGCTCCTCCAGATGCAAATGTTTTCAGGCTCAACTCTGAATTCTGGGAATTTATGTTCGGAAGTAAAGAAGTGTCCAGAAATGATCTAAAAAAAATGTGTGTTTCATGGATTGAGTTTAAGAAAAATCTGAGTTACATCGAAAACGAGAAGAGCTACACAATCTCAGTTCGGGGCAGAGAGTTTGATGTTCCAAAAAAAATATGTTTAAGGGCGCATGGGTCCCATGTTGATTCTGAATACAAT